AAACTTAAAATAGCTGCATGCGCGGGTATTGCGTTTGCCTTTTAGGTAAATGCTTTGCCTTCGCGTGTGGCTATTCCTGCATTTTCTACAATATGCACCACATTAATTTAATTCAGAAAATCGAAGGGGATTTATTATGAAAACTACATATTTCAATATGCTACTCGCTAACGTCATTAAGGCAGAAGGCAGCATACGCGACAACGTGCAAACGCTAGTCGAGTCTGCTATCTCTACTTACGGCGAACATGGCGACACTTCACGCATTGAAGCATTGGTAAACGCTAGTGTTAAAATGCGTAGCATTCGCAGCAATACCTTAAAGGAATTTATTAAGGCACATGCGAATGTGAAGTTTGAACCATTGCAAAACAACGATGGTTTCAAGGTACGGAAGATCGGAAAGGGAGCTATGGAAACTCAACCTATTGAGTCATCATGGTATGATTTCAACAACGAAGGCATTGCAAAAGAGAAAGCTGTTCTAGCTGTTATCAAAGGCGCACTAGCGTCCATTGAGAAAGCGGAAGAAAAAGGCAATCTTAAAACGCCTACTGTAGCAGAGTCGCAGCTAGTAGCTACACTCCGCTCGCAAGTAGAAGCACTAACTGCGGCATAATGTCGCAATGGTGCATATTGTAGAGAATGCATTCCCGCATTCCGTAATGAGGTGAAAAGTATGGACTACAGAACAAAGCGAGAGAACGCAGCATATTCAGAATTCAAGGACGTAAGTTATACTAGCATTAGGCTAAAAGAATTCAGCGAGGCTGTGATTGAGTTACGCTATGCCTTGGATGATGGGATACCTAAGCTTGAATATGCAGAAGCGTTGAAATTCATTCTGGATGATAACATCCAAATGACAAAATCTAAAACAACAATTAAAGCACTAGAAGCTATCATTGAAGCTATAGAAGTGCGTATGTCTGATCTGGCAAAGTAGAAAGTAGACCTAGCCCATTCGTGTAATGGGTTAGACTATGTTTTCTATGGCTTGGCTGGTGCCATACTGTTGACGATGCGACATTAGGTGCAGTGCGCCTGTTCAATACTTCGCATGTATTGAAGGGGATGTAGTGTACTTGGTGCTGATGCAGTATGCGAAGGTTCGATTCCTTCGTGAGTCTCCAATTTAATAGCAGCGACTCTCCACGCTGCGAACCATCCTACGGGTACGATGTAAAACTGCCCTACAGTATTTGTGTGATTCGTCTGGGATACGTGAGGTGCGTAGCCTATGGCTGAAATAGTCCAGACTGAGGCTCTGCTTGCACACAGTGTAAGTAACCTGAAGCGTCACACCGTCTGAGTACGACGTTAAACTGCTACCTTTACGCTGGAGAAGGATTGCAAGCCTTCAATAGTATTGGGTCGACAATGGTAGGTAAATCAAGAAATGCTACCGCCTATTCCTATTCATATGAGGTTACTCAGTCCCTACAATAGGAAAGGTACTAACTGGCTGGTCATCCTGAGCAAGATGTAAAACTGCTCATTTTTTGTGTCTGAAATAAACTGAGGGACAGGTATGCAAAAAAGAGTCATGTTCTGTAACGGATACGGAGTGAACATTGTGGGTGAGTTATCATCACCAACAGGTGAATACTCTGTTGAAGTATCAATGATAAATAGAAGGGGCAACCTAGTGTACGACAGCAGCGTTATGAGTGATCTCTTCGTTCAGTGTTCACACTACGAGCTTCCTGATCTGTTGATTAAAATAATGAATCTTAAACCACAAGAGGGATGAAGTATGTTGATTGAAAAACGATCCGTACTTAGCGGCAAGTTACATATCAAGCAGATAGATGTAACTAGGGAGCAAGTAGAGAACTGGCAGGGTGGAATGTTGATACAGGATGCCATGCCTGATCTATCTATTGCTGACAGAGAATTTTTAATGACAGGAGCAACCCCAGATGAATGGGCTGCATTGGAGGATGAAGAATGAAAGCACAAGAACTACAGGCATTATCAGATGCCCAAGTGTGTGAGATTGGTCGAAGGTATTGGGAGAAGGCGCGTAGGTGCAAGGAAGAAACTGATGCCAATGAACTCATCAAGTCAGGTATGCAATGTGCTGTAGAGATGGAGCGCAGAGCAGACTTCAGGAAGGTGAACAGATGAAAGATATAGTGTGGATGTCGCTAGTCTCTGTGCTGGCGTTTACTTTTATTTCTTATATGTTCTTGTGGGGATTGATCTTCATTCACCCGCTTGTTAGTATTTTAATTCATTTTTGAGGGTACGACTATGGCTGAGAGAAAGAAAGAACAATTTATTATGGTGATGATACGCAACACCGACATGGTGCCACCTGATGAATGGGGTATGACAGTTTCCTATTCCATTGACCAGCTTGGAGTGGTGGAAGCAATGCGTAGAGCTGAAAAATTCATAGATTTAAACAGTCCCATATTCAAAAACATTGATTACAAACTACAAGGAGGTGAATGGTAATGGATAATATAAGGTTATTTGTAGATCACTTTGTGATTTACTCTGAGAGTCATAAGGCTCTGGTACTCAACACTGGTACTGCTTCAGCATTTGAAGAGAATCTGCGCGAGCTTGTCTCCCATGAGGTTAGAGCTACTCTGCTTGAGCGAGTGAAGAGTCTTGATTACGAAATAAAACTTACTGAGCCTCACCGCAATGTAAGCCCACAACACAGTAAACTGGTTAATGACCGCAGTGCTTTGATGAATTTCCACAATGAGCTTCTGTGGGGTGAAGAGCAAGCAAAGCAGTACGACAAAGACAGAGAAATACTGGAGGCATGATGAGTCAATTAACTTTAACAGAGCAGCAAGCAGCGTATATTGCTGACTACATAGAGTACGAATACTCAGAGAGAGCTTCAGAGTTAACGCTAACTGACGTTATTTTGGAAGCAATAGAATCTATTAACGGTGGAGCAATAGATGAAAACTAGAATCCATGTTAATCAACACAATATTAAATCAAATAGTAAAGGTGCTAAGCTGCCTGTGATTACTGTCAAAGACTACAAACAAAATAGAAAAGCTAACCATGCCGCTGTAGTAGATGATGATGGCAAGGCACTAGTAAAAGTAATTTATTCACCAGACAACCCACTACCTTGTGGCGCTAAAGTTTGGATTGAAACTGACCTTGAGGTAATAACAATATGACGCAAGATAATTTAATTAAATGTGCTAACTGTAAAAAACTTTCTCCACCTTTAGAGATGGTGCATGTCTGGGTCAAAACGCTGTGCGGAAAGTGTGCTAGTAGAAAATTACTTGGAGTTAAAGCAAGATGAAAAATATAATTGATGTGTCAAATCACATACTAAAATACTCCCAAGTATATCTATGTGAAACTGAGTGTACCGATTTAGTTCGTGAAGAAGCACTTCAATTATGCTTGAAACACGGTGAAGAATTTGTAATTACTTTTATAGAAACCTACTTAGATACAATAGTTGAGGAGATGACATGAGTGCAGTAGATGTTAGGGCAGAGTTTTTATCTGATATAGATGATTGGTTTTGTCAACTATTTGCAACCCGCATAATGGCACCACTACCTAAAAACGCTAGAGTAAAACAAAAGTTTATTTACTTTGTTGAAGATAGATGTAGCGAAGTAGGTTGTTGGAAACTTGGCGATGAAACTTTGGGCGAGTTATTTTCAGAATTTTTAGATGACTTGGCAAATTGGTAATGAATATTAAAACTATGTTAAAGATGAAAGGTTTATTCTTGAACCCTAAACGAAGCGATTGCTTTGTAACTTGGATGTTCTTGGATGGCTGGCGACTCTGCGAAGTAACTATAGGCAGCAAGAAAGCAGTACTAAAACCTCTTGCTGGAGGTAGGAAAAAAACTTTAACTATCAGACAGATAAAGGAGGAACTTAAATCTACTTATTGGTATGCTGCTCGTCAGGATGCCAGTGCAAAAGCCCAAGCGGAGGGAAAGAAAAAAAGAAAAGCTAATTGGGAACGCGATTACGCTTGACTTTCTTTTTAAAATCCGTATAATCACGTAACGATAATTTATTGGAGAAATTTTTATGGCAGTATTAGAAGGCACCGCTTATTGGGCAGCAGTAACCACACCCAATACAACCTTTGACCCTGTGTATACAGTAAACTTAGTTGTGGATAATGAGACTGCATCTGGATTTGAAGATCGTGGTTTCAAAGTTAAGCAAATGGATGAAGGCCCTGCAATTATAATTAAACGTAAGGTGAACGGGCCTAATGGTATGATTCGCAAAGCGCCTATTCTTATGGATCGTATGAAGCAGCAGGTTGACGTTGCAGTTGGCAACGGCTCTCGCGTTAAGGTGCAGTACAAAGAATGGGAGTCTGTCTGGAACGGTAAGACCTTTAAGGGGCTAGACTTTGTTAAGATGCAGATTCTAGATCTTGTGCAGTACGACAACGGTGAAGCCGATGAGTTTGAAATTGAAGGTGAGGAGGAAGCTGAACTATGAGCGAAGCTCAGAAAGTAATTTATTCTTTAGAGGATAAAACTTATGATGTTAATAAATTTACTGCTGAAGGTAAATTAGCTGTTGTAAGATTCCATAAGCTAAATAATAAGATCAACATCCTTTCAGATGATCTTGAAGATCTTAAAGCTGCGTCGATAATCTACAAAGCAACTATTGATAATCAACTTACAAACGAAATGCTTGCCGATGAGGAGGCGGCTGAAGAAACAGAATAAACTTTATGGGGGTCACACGACCCCCTTTTTCTGGAGAACTATATGGCCTTTGTAAAGTATCACTTGCCCTGCCCAAACTGCGGAGGAAGTGACCCAGTATCTGTAGATCAAGATGGTCACGGTTACTGTTTTAGTTGTAATACTTTTTTGCGAGACTATGATAAAGGAGAAACTACTATTCCAGATATTAAAACCTATCAACGGAATGCTAACATGGGCAGCGATGAAGGAACTTTCCAAGCACTAGATGATAGACGTATCTCTTTGGATACAGCTAAAAAGTACGGTGTAAAGTCTAGCCCTAACACACACTACTATCCTTATTATATTTCTAATGAGATGGTATCTACAAAGATTCGCTATTGTAAAGACAAAGACTTTTCTTGGCGCGGGTCTGCAAAAGGAGTAATGTTATTCGGACAACAAGCCTTCCAATCAGGCGGTAAGTTTGTCACATTAGTTGAAGGCGAGTGCGATGCGATGGCAGCTTATGAGTTGCTAGGGTCAAAGTGGCCTGTAGTGTCAGTAAAGAATGGCGCTAGTGGTGCAGTAAAAGATGTCAAAGAAAACTTAGAGTTTTTAGAATCTTTTGATTGTGTGGTTATAAACTTTGATAATGATAAGGTAGGTAAAAGTGCAGCGAAGCAAGTCGCAAGGGTACTACGCCCCGGCAAAGCAAAGATCCTCTTCTTACCAGAAGAGTTTAAAGATGCCAACGATATGCTCAAGCAGGGCAGAAACAAGTCGTATGTCACAGCATGGTGGGCAGCTAAAAGCTACACGCCTTCTGGTATTATTAACGTATCTGACATGGGGGATGACTATTTTAATCGTCCTACAGTAGCATCTGTTCCCTACCCTTGGAACGGTTTAAATAAAAAGCTTTACGGTATGAGACAAGGTGAGCTTGTCACTCTTACTGGCGGCACAGGACTAGGTAAGTCTTCTATTACTAGAGAGATAGAACATTGGCTAATTAAAAATACAAAAGATCGTGTTGGTATTTTGGCTCTTGAAGAAAACAAAAACCGCACTGTGGATGGCATTGTTTCTATTGAGGCTAATGCTAAGCTGTACATTAATCAGATTAGAGAAGAGTTCCCTGAAGAAGAATGGAGAGCGCACTATAATAGTTTGTTTGCGGGTGAATCTAAAGATAGACTATGGATCTACTCACACTTAGGGCAGCATGACATAGAAGAAATATTTTCTAAGATACGCTACCTGACAATCGGATGCGACTGTAAGTGGGTGATTGTTGATCACTTACATATGCTAGTATCTTCTATGGTTGACGGTGATGAGCGTAGGTCAATAGATAGTATTATGACTCGTCTTAGATCTATGGTTGAAGAGACAGGGGCGGGGATGATTCTTGTATCTCATTTGCGTAGGGTAGAGGGTAACAAGGGACATGAGCAGGGGGTTACAGTAGGACTATCACACCTTCGCGGTAGTCAATCTATTGCACAACTAAGCGATTGTGTTATTGCCTTAGAGCGCAACCAACAAAGTGACGATCCTGAAGAGGCCAACACTACACACCTTAGAGTATTAAAATCACGGTACACTGGTGACGTTGGCACGGCTTCTCATTTAGTGTACGATAACGAAACTGGTAGATTAAGTGAGCGGTTTGATGAGGAGCCTGATGAGTTCTACGATGAATCTGATGGGATACCTTTCTAATGCAGTTAGTATTTGATATAGAAACAGACGGTGTAGAAGCTACAAAGGTCTGGTGTATTGTAGCTTATGACATTGACACAGAAAAAGTATATTCCTTTGCGCCCGATGAGCTTGATGCTGGAGTTGAACTACTAACTAAAGCAGATAAACTTGTAGGCCATAACATTGTAAACTTTGATGTGCCGCTTGTTAAAAAGTTTTTTAATGTAGACTTAACTGAAACTGCAACATTAATAGATACATTAATTTTATCAAGACTATTTAATCCTACTAGAGAGGGCGGTCACGCTCTTGCTGGCTGGGGTTATAGACTAGGACATCCTAAAGGAGAGTTCAAAGATTTCTTAGGCGGATACAGCCAAGAAATGTTAGACTATTGTATAAACGATGTGCTTGTTAACGCTAAAGTTCTTGAACATCTTAAAAGAGAAAGCAAAGGTTTTTCTGCTCAGTCGGTTGAAATAGAACACAAGATTGCTAAGTTGGTAGATGATCAGCGCAAGCATGGATTCTTTTTAGATATGAAAACTACAACGCTGTTACAGGCTGAGTTAGAAGAAGAATTAAATGCTGTTATGGCTGAAGTCCGTAAAGAGTTTAAGCCTAAAAGAGAAGTGTATACACTTAGAATAGCTTATAATGCTGATGGCGCAGTGTCTAAGTTCGCTACTTGTAGAGAGTTAAAGAAACGTGTACGTCTTGATGACGATGAGTATGATCAAATTAGCGAGCATAAAAAAATAAAAAGAATTATACGAACTGACTTTAACTTAGGCTCTCGTCCCCAAATAGCAGCATATCTTCAAGACTTTGGCTGGAAGCCTAAAAAGTTTACACCTACTGGTCAACCAGTTGTGGATGAAGGTACTCTTAAAAAGATTAAAAACATACCACAAGCTCAGTTGATTGCAAGATACCTTATGCTACAGAAACGATTAGGAATGGTCGCTTCGTGGTTAGAAGAAGTAGAAGATGATAGCAGAGTACATGGCTATGTTAATCATAACGGTGCAGTCACAGGCAGGATGACACATAGGCAACCTAATACTGCTCAAATTGTCAGCAGTAATTCAGAGTACGGTAAAGAATGTAGAACATGCTGGACTGTACCTGAAGGTAAGAAGTTGGTAGGTATAGATGCCTCTGGTTTAGAACTTAGAATGTTGGCGCATTACTTAGACGATGAGGAGTACACAAATGAAATCATTAACGGAGACATCCACTCTCATAACCAAAGAATTGCGGGACTTGAATCAAGAAGTCAGGGAAAGACTTTCATCTATGCGCTACTCTATGGAGCCGGAGACATTAAACTTGGCACAGTGGCTGGTGGAGGCCGAGACACTGGTGCAAAACTTAGAAAATTATTCTTTGATAATCTCCCAGCATTTAAAACTCTTAAAGATAGAGTTGGAAGAGCGTCTAAAAAAGGATACATAAAAGGTTTAGATGGTCGCAAGTTGATTGTTCGTAGTCAACACGCCGCCCTGAATACTTTGTTGCAGAGTGCTGGTGCAATTGTAATGAAAAGGGCGCTGATACTTTTTACAGAGTACACTAAACATTTAGATGCTCATGTCGTGGCTAATGTTCACGATGAGTGGCAGGTAGAAAGCGCAGCAGATGTTGCGGAAGAAGTAGGTAAGATGGGTGTCAAAGCTATTAAAGATGCTGGCCTGTCATTTAATTTAGCTTGTCCTTTGGATGGCGAATACAAAATAGGAGACAACTGGTATGACACTCACTAAGAAATGTATTGAGTGCGAAGCTGTTTTAACTGAAGATAATTGGTATCCTTCTTTTGTAGGAA